AGCCGGTTAAGTGCTGTTCTTGCTCTGTAGGCTGATTGAGTTTAGGCATAACTGTATCAATTATGTTATTACTAGGGTTTGTTACAATTATTACAGGAATATTAGTTATTATACTTTTACAATGTTCGTAAGTGTCAATGTCATACTGTAGTCCGTCAGTATATAAGTAGGTCCTCAAGTCTATTTTCCTCCTACCATCAATAACACTTTCAGCAGTATTGCTATGCTCTCCGACCAGTGTTACTTCATAGGCGTTCTCTATTAGTCGTTCTGACCTTCTAAATTGTCGTCTAAAGGTATTACTTGGTGTTGAATGTTTGGTCCTATCTGCCCGGCTTGTACTGCCTGGGCATCTGGCATGAGAACTCGAAAATCCTCATAATCTTTAATGGCATCAGGTTGCTCTACAATGTACTGAGTATAGTTAGTTTTATTGGCCACGTTTGCGATTTTATAATCGCCTACTGGCTTTTCGAGCGTTACGAAACTGTCAAAAACAGCAGTGTATCTTACACTGTCGTTATATATACAGAATGTGTTGTATTCAAAATCGAGTTTGATTTCAAATTCATGCCCATTTAATGGCATTTCAACCCATTTATTGCGTCTCGAGGTTATGGAGGCTGGGTCAAACATATATAATTCTTTCTTTCTGTAGTTTTTACTAAATGTAGGCATATAGTGGCCATCGGCATTAGCTGACCAATTCGTGAACATCTTGCCATCTGAATGCCTTGTTACGACGGCATTATAACCGGCAATCCTTAATCCACTCATAATTCGATGAGCATCATGGACATTTTCAGTGGTGTACTTCCTCAAGTCTCTGTCCCACTGCAATTTAGCATTTAGTGTCAAATCGTTCATATAATAATTGTTTTTGTTAATTTCCATTGAAAATACTGGGTAGCAACACGGTGGTATATGAGTAAACGGCATTTGGTAAGTAGTACGTATTATTTGTCCTTCAGGATTGTATTCATGATTCGCAATAAGATTATATGCAGCAACACCGTTAGGGTCTAGTAACGTAACATCGATTGGGTCAATTTCAAAAGTGTTATTGTCCATCCAGTTATATCTCACTAACCCATTTTGTGAAGCCCACGGTGCATTGAAGGTTTTACCAAAGCGCAGCCCTGCCAGGGTAAGTTCTTTGATTAGGCCACATTGCCTTACATGGGCGGCACCTACATAGCTTGACAGGATGTTGGGTTCCTTGTATTCATCTCTATCTTCTGGAACCCAACGCCGTCTTGTCACATAGTCAAAAGTGCTACAATGGACAGCTTCGCTAAGAGCCATTGAGTGTACCAGTATGCGCATTGGTTGTCTACGCCAATTTTCATAAGTAGCAACTCGGCTAGTATTAGTTATGTAAGGAGTTCCTGCAAATAGTGATGGTAATACTCCCCTGACAGAGTATGCGGTGCCCAAGTTCATCACTTCAGGTTTTTTATTCCAAATTAAAGCCTCAGCAGACCTAGGTTTGTGCCTGTACAACACTTGTGTTAGCATTGCATAGGCCATGTCAAAGCAAGCAAATTGTCGATGACTTTCTACATACCTAGTCAGAGCATTCAAGACTTGGGTTGAAGTGAAATTTACCCATTTAGGTTCAAGCACTGCAAGGTACTGACTGGGCCTGTCGAAAAGGAAGATATTGTTTGCTAATTTGTGTGACGGATGCATGAGCCCAACGGGCCAGTCAGCTTCTGTCCATTCAGAACAAGCAATCCTCATGATTGCTATATCAATCTCACTAAGTTCACTACCATTTATAGCCAGCCTGTACGATCGTATGTCATTGTGGGGTCTGTCACTATCCCAGTTATTGTTTTCATCTATGGTAGCATTACTTTCGGGAACGGAGGAGTCAACTTTGAAGGTTTTTAGGTCGTAGTCACGGAAGATGTTAAGCACTTTTCCGTTAGTAACGGAAATATGTCCATCATCATAAAACCGCGCTCCGGCTTGTATAATTTTAGGTTTGTCACTTTCTTGGAGCAACTTAATGTAGTACATTCGCAGCATATTGTACAGCATCGGGGTGACGTTGTCGTAGTTATTGTGCACAATTGCGTGAACTCTGCTAGTGTTCAGCTTTTTGTCCACATCCCATAGACCAGCTAACATTTTTGCGACTAGATCTCGGCTTACGCTGCCGTCAATTCCCATGACTGCAGCATTGAAACCATCGAACACGTTTACGTCTCTGACCTTGTTACACACAACTTTACCAGTTATGGTAACCAGATTGCTAAAGTACGCACTAGGGCGTTTACCGAAGGTCTCTCCATTTGACCTTATATTGTACTTAACCTTGTAGTTCATACCATATTTGACATTAATGGGAACTGAGGGGTCAAGTGTAGAGAGTCCCTGCAGCTTTCCAGTAATTGATTCGAACTGTTGGAACGACATTTTCGATTATGATATTTA